CTACAACTACTAATTTTGCTTGGAAATTTGATGGTGATGCGATGAACGCGTCGGTTTGTGTTTGTCTTGTAGGTAAAAAATATCACTATTGGCATCATGGTGGTGGTAATGGAGAACATCCTTTTGATGGGATGTTAGATGGATTTCAACTTTATCATAAAGCGTTAACTGACAATGAAATTCTTCAAAACTATAATGAAATGAAATTTCAATTTAAGTAAAAAAGTTAATACTTATATATAAGAGGTTATATGAAATACGCATTCTGTACTCCAATATACAATACAATAAGTGGTCATTTATTACCACAATTTTTAAATCTACAAGAGTGGTGTCCACAATTAGACGGTAAGATATACACAGTAGTAGGTAGAACACACGCAGACGCAAGAAATTGGTTGTGTACTGATGGTGGTGGATTTAGTAATCCTAATAAACTAATTGATAAGGTAGATTACTTAGTTTGGATAGATGCTGATCAAAAATTTGATTATACACAATTAAATACACTATTAAAACATGATTCACCATTTTGTGCAGGTTGGTATGTAAAAGATTTAAGTGGAACTGCTATGATAGCAGATTGGGATGAAGAAGATTTTAAAAAACAAGGATTTATGAACTTTTGGCACCCAAGTGAGATTCAAAAACAGAAAAATCCATTTGAAGTAGATTATTGTGGGTTTGGTTTCACAAAAGTGTCTACTGATATATTAAAAGAGTTAGAATACCCATATTTTAGACAAAGAGTGGTAGAAATAGGTAAATATAGGGAAAATGTATCAGAAGATGCGACATTTTGTCTTGATGTAAAAGATAAATTGGGTATAAGACCGACAATATTACCACAATTAAGAGTTAAACATTTAAAGGAATTAATTATTTGATTATATTTATGTATAAGGAGATTTGAATGGCTTTTAGAGTAGTAAAACAATTATTTCCGTCACCAAGTTCAAGTGTAAGTGGTGGAATAACATTTAGAGACCCAATTTGGGCTCAAAGAGAAATTTATGTCGGAAGATTAAGTGGAAGTAATGAACAAGTATGGGAATTTAGTGGTAGTGGTGCTGAATCAAACGCTAATGCTAAAGCTGCACAATTAAGTGGTTCAGATTCATCAAATCGTTTATATAAGGTTATTGAAGTATAAAAAAAAATTGAATTTAAAATAATTACGTAATATTTATTATAACAAAAATCTATTAAATAGGAGAAAATAGTTATGGCTAAAAATGAAGAAAAAAGTAATGGAATGAAGTTTACAGATGAAGAACTTCAATCATTACAATCTTTACAAGATAATTATCAGGAGAAACAAGCTTTACTAGGTCAGTTAGCAGTACAAAGAATTCTAATGAGTCAACAAATGGATGCATTAGAAGCTAGACAAGCTGAACTAGAAAGTGAATATGAAGCAGCTCAACAAGATGAACGTGATATAGTTCAAAAGTTGAATGAAAAGTATGGTCCTGGTCAATTAGATCCTCAAACAGGAGTATTTACACCTGCTGAAGCACCAGCTGAAGCACCAGCTGCAGCGCCAGTTGTTTCAAACAATTAATAGTTTTATTTAAAAAACTTCTCTAAATACACTATTTTGGAGAAGTTACGTTATACTTATAATAGAATAATTGTATTTAAATTATTCAAAGTTTTGATATAATATTAAATAACTAAATTTGGGAGAAATAAAATGGCAGAAAGAATTGTTTCACCTGGTGTATTTACTCGTGAAAGAGACTTATCGTTTCTTCCACAGGCAATAGGTGAAATCGGTGCGGCGATAATTGGTCCAACAAAGAAAGGACCAGCGTTTACACCAACACAAATAACTTCTTTTCAAGAATTTGAAGAGATGTTTGGTGGTATGGATAATCGATTTTATACACCTTACACCGTAGAACAATATTTAAGGAGTGCAGGAGTTGTAACAGTTGTAAGAGTTCTTGGAATCGGCGGTTATAAAGCAGATTCATTTGAACTTTACGTATATTCAGGATCAGCAGGTACGACAGGTACCGTGGCAACTCAATCACTTGCAGTAATTGCACCGTCACTTGGTTCAAGTGGTACAGGTGATTTAACTGCAACAAGTGTTACTGCGGGTGGTCTTTGGTCTTCATTCACATTGACAGTATCAGGTAGTGATGTCTCTGCAGAAACATATAGTTTATCGTTTAATACAAGCAGTGCTAATTTTATAACAGAAGTAATAAGTCCAGATCCACAGTCTACAAAAAGTGGAGCATCAGATTCTTCTGTATATGTATATAAAGTTTTTAAAGAACGTTGTCATAATTTAAATAGACATTGTCTTGGCCAAGAGAGAGACTATACATATGTAACAGCCTCTGGTGCGTTAACAGCTGATGGACTTGATTTTCAAGGAGGTTCAACTGGACATTCTAATGGAGATTCAACTGACAGTAGTTGGACTGGAAATACAGATTATCAGTTTGCAAGAACACCATATATCCAAGCACAGGATCCTTGGACCAGTCTTTTTAGAGTATATAGTAGGTCTCACGGAACTGATATAAATACTTCATATAAGATTAATATATTGAATCTTAAACAAGCAGCAGATGTCGCTGGTTCTGAATATGGTACTTGGTCGTTACAAGTAAGAGTTCATGATCCTGACGGAAGTAATGATGATAATGTACTTGAACAATATGATAGTTTAACATTTGATCCAGCATCAGCAAATTACTTTGCGAAAAGAATAGGTGATAGATGGGTTGAGATTGATTCAAATGGTAAATTGACTTATTACGGTAGTTATCCTAATTTGAGTAAACTTATAAGAGTTGGTGACTTTAAAAATATTGAAGAAGATGGTGTTTTTAAAGTGGCAAAAACAGTAGTACCAATGGGACATAAAGCATTAAAGTGTCCAATACCTTCTACTAGTGCAAGTTTTTGTCCTTCAGCTTCATTTAAGTATGCACAAACAGATAATAACGGTATATTTTATGCAAATGTATTTCACGGTATTAATTTATTAGATAAATTTGTAAAAAATGATAATATACAGTATTTATCACCTTTGGCAAGCGCAGCATATACTGGAAATAATGTAACTATGTCTCTTGAAAATATGTTCGGAAATGATGATTTTGATTCATCATTATCTTCAACATATTCTAAAGCAGGTAACCCATTATCATTAAGTGGTTCAGCAACTCAACAGTTGAAGTTTGTTGTACCATTTCAATGGGGATTTGATGGAAGAAATCCAGGTATAGGATACAAAACAGGACCGAATATTGTAGCGTCAAATACTCAAGGATTTGATTGTCAAAATTCTACAGCTAGTGGTTCAGTTTCATATAAACGAGCAATTAATGCAATTAGTAATGCAGATGAATTTGATATTAATTTGTTAGTAACACCAGGTATAATTCACGGATTACACTCTACAGTTACTAATCATGCTATGTCTAAAGTTGAGTCTCGCGCAGATACATTCTATATTATGGATGCGGCGGGATTTAGTGACAGTATTAGTACTGTTAAGTCAACAATAAAAGCACTAGATACTAATTATGCAGCTGTTTATTATCCATGGGTTAAGATTGTAGATAGAGATACAAGTAGACCTGTTTGGGTTCCACCTTCAGTAGTATTACCAGGTGTGATATCTTATACTGATAGAGTAGCACATGAATGGTTCGCACCAGCTGGTCTGAATCGTGGTGGTTTAACTACAGTATTAGAAGCTAAAACGAGATTAACTCATAGTGAACGTGATGATTTATATGAAAATAAAATCAATCCAATAGCTTCATTCCCAGGTCAAGGTGTAGTAGTATTTGGACAGAAAACTCTACAAGGAAAACCAAGTGCATTAGATAGAATCAATGTTCGTAGATTGTTGATTGGATTGAGAAAATTCATCGCAAGTACATCTAGATATTTGGTATTTGAACAAAATAGTCAAGCATTGAGAAATCGTTTCTTGAATATTGTTAATCCGTATCTAGAACAAGTACAGTCAAATAGTGGTTTAAGTGCATTTAGAGTAGTAATGGATGATTCCAATAATACACCAGATGTAGTAGATAGAAATCAATTAGTTGGACAAATCTTTATTCAACCTACGAGAACTGCAGAGTTTATCGTACTTGATTTCGTTGTTCAACCTACAGGAGCTACATTTCCTGAGTAAGTTTGACTTATAAAACAAAATAATGTATAATGAAAAGCCCCTTTTTTATAAGGGGTTTTTCTTTTATAGTAAAATTATAAAAAATTTGTTTAATTGATATTTATTTATGAGTAGAAATAAAATACTTTTTAGGAGAATAAAGAATGGCTACATTAGATCCTTCACAAATTATGTTCACACCATTTGAACCGAAGACTAAAAATCGGTTTATTATGTATATAGAAGGTGTTCCAGCTTACATGATTAAGGCGGCAAATAGACCAAGTATACAATTTGAAGAAATTGTTTTAGATCACATTAACGTAAAAAGATATATAAAAGGTAAGGGAGCGTGGCAACCAATTACTGTTAATCTTTATGATCCAGTAGTTCCTTCAGCAGCTCAATCAGTTATGGAATGGATTCGTTTAGCTCATGAATCAGTAACAGGTAGAGATGGATATTCAGATTTTTATAAAAAAGATGTTACTTTTAATATGTTAGGTCCAGTCGGTGATATAGTTGAACAATGGAAGTTAAAAGGAACATATATTGAAACAGCAAATTTTGGTGATTTGGATTACGCATCAAGTGACCCAGCAGAAATCACCCTAACACTTAAATATGATTACGCAATCTTAGAATTCTAATAGGAGAATACAATGAGTGAATGGATAGCAGCAAATTGGGAATATTGTCTAGCGGTAATTTAC